CGCGACTACATTTTTGCACTCGGCGAGAAGCTGAGTAAGGCGGTTGAAGATTTTCAATCGGGTAAATCATGAAAACTGCAGCTTACTACAACGAGATAGACCCATTCGCGGCGCAGTGGCTACGTAATCTTATCGCCGGTGGTCACATCGCGCCTGGTGAAGTTGACGAACGGAGTATTGAAGATGTCACACCTGACGACCTCAGAGGATTTACCCAGTGCCACTTTTTCGCCGGGATCGGCGTCTGGTCTCATTCCCTCCGCCTCGCCGGATGGCCAGATGATCGTCCGGTCTGGACAGGCTCCTGCCCGTGCCAGCCTTTCAGCGCGGCAGGCAAAGGAGATGGGTTTGCTGACGAGCGGCACCTTTGGCCTCACTTCTTCCACCTCATCAGCGAGCGCAGACCTCAGCATGTCTTTGGCGAACAGGTTGCAAGCGGTAACGCAAACACATGGTTCGACCTTGTACAAGCAGACCTGGAAGGAGTGGATTACGCCTTCGGGCTTGTGCCGTTTACGTCAGCGGGCATCGGTGCGCCGCACATCAGAGAGAGGGCCTACTGGGTGGCCCACGCCAGTAGCCAATACGAATCCACAGCCGGAGACGAAGCGCGGATTGCAGCATGTCTCCGGAGCGGCACGATTAACGGGCTGGCAGACGCCAGTTGCGAACGACTCAACCGGATCAACCCATTGTTACAGTGGGAAGAATCCAGACGGAACGCCGAAGATATGCCTGAAACTTCCCGGCTCCGTGTTGCTGGCGGGATGGGTGACGCCAACCTCAAGGGACTGGAAAGACACTTCCGGGATGACAGCTCAGCGGGACGGCAAAGAGAGACTGGATCAACTCCCTCGACAGGCTTACACGGCAGGCCCCTTGAGGTTAACGGTTTTTGGCGAGATGCGGACTGGCTCTTTTGTCGAGATGGGCAATGGCGTCCAGTTGAATCCGGCACATTCCCGCTGGTTGCAAGGTTTGCCAAAAGCCTGGGACACGGAAAGTCCTCTTTACGAGCAATGGCTGGCCGCAACCGCACAGGCCGACTTAAGGGTTATGGCAACGCCATAAACGCCCAGGGAGCAGCCGAGTTTATTCGTGCTTACATTGGAGTTACGGAGGCAGCATGAACGCAGATATTTCAGACCAGGCCAGCGAGCTTGAAGAGCTTCTCCGCAATAACGCTATACAGGCTCACCGCATTAACCACAACGCAGTATCAGCAACAGAGTGTGGAGAGTGCGGGGAGAAGCTGAGTGATGCTCGCCGGAAAGCCTATCCGGGCTGCACGATGTGCGTTAGTTGCCTGGAAGAGATTGAAATTCGGAAGAAGCAAGGGAGGATGTGATGGATTACAGCAAACTGAGTGACTTTGATATACATAAACGCATTGCAGATATAGTAATGAATGGCACATGGCATGTTAGGCCATCCCATCCGGATAACAACACCGGAGGTTGGTTATATGGCTCTAATGGAATTCAGACATATGACCTTCCTGGCTACTGCAACAACCCAGCGGACGCATGGCCCATTGTCGTTGAAAATAAAATAAGCCTTGTGTGGATTGCGGAAACTTCCAGATGGTGCGCCAGCCATGGCGGCAACGCTGAAAGCGAATATTGGGGATGGGACGAGTTCCCGGATGTTTATCATGAAAGTATAAACCCCCTCCGCGCCGCAATGATAGTTTTCCTCATGATGCATGAGTCCGACCAATCACCAACCATCGTATGAACATAACCCGCCGAGTGCGGGTTTTTTATTGGGAGTAAATCATGAGTGATTTAGCCATGAAGGTTATGCAGTGGCAAGCAAACGGTCGTGTGGGAGTCAGTAGTGCAACAATGGCATCTATTGCGCTTGGGCTTAAAAGAAATATCTATGGTTCACACTTTGATGCGCCAAGTGACCCGTCTGACTTAAAGCGCTGCATGTTGCTTGTTGAAGAAATACCGGAAATAAAAGACGCATTCCCGGCAATAGCTGAAGAGTGCAAACAATTCGCGCCAATTATTGACGAATGGGACTCTCTTATATCTCTACTAAAAAAGGAAATAAGTCTCGATACAGGGAGAGCACCTGAAACATATAAGCGCATGAAGGAGTTGCTCGGTCATTCTGGCGGCCCTCGCATTGTGTTTGGTCAATAGCCGCATCCGGGCGGTTTTTAGTGGAGACAGACATGAAATTTAGAGTGACTGGTGAATGGAATGGAGAGCCGTTCAATCGCGTCATTGAGGCAGAAGACTGGAATGACTGCCATGACCACTGGATGATGTGGGCGCAAATCGCACATGCAGATGTGACAAATATACGCATTGAAGAAATTAAATCTGAAGCCGCCCGCTGAGGCGGTTTTTTATTGTCGGAGAAAAGTAATGACTCAGATTACCTACATTATTGCTGACCCGGGAGAGTGGGTCGCTGAAGAGCAACTGATGGCGTTAAAAGGAATCAAGAAAGGAACGCTGAAGAAAGCCAGGGAGCAGACGTTTATGGAGGGGCGAGAATACAAGCACGTGTCGTTTAATGGTGAGCCATGGGACAACAGCCCCTGCTTCTACAACATTAGGGCAATAGACCGGTGGATAGAAACCCAGAAATTAGCGAAACCTCGTCGCCATTCTGCTTAAATGACCTCGGATTAACAATGAGGATAAGTTATGTCGAAATATCCAACCGGCGTAGAGAACCACGGAGGGTCTTTGCGCATATGGTTTATTTATAATGGTCGCAGAGTTAGGGAAAACCTTGGAGTAGAGGACACCGTAAAAAACAGGAGGGTTGCCGGTGAGCTTCGAGCATCGGTTTGTTATGCGATTAAAACTGGCGTGTTTGAATATGCCAAGCAATTCCCTCAATCACCTAACCTAAAGAAGTTCAACATCACCCAGCCAGGCATAACGGTGGCTGAGCTTTCCAGAAGATGGCTGGTACTCAAACGAACAGATATAACAGTCAATACAATGAGAAGATACGACTCATACGTTAGGATCACAACTGAAATACTCGGACTTAACAGGATGGTTGACTCCGTGACATATGAAGACGTGCTCAATGTTAGAAAGGAATTGCTCACTGGTTATCAGAGGCTGGGTAAATTCCAGAGGAACAGGAATTGCAAAAAGGGTAGAACAGTACGCACCGTTAATGCGTACATGAGCATCCTGTCAGGGATGTTTGAATTCGCAACCCTGAACGGCTACATATCGAAATCGCCGTTCTTTGCGGTAACTCCACTCAAAAAATCCAAATCAGACCCCCACCCACTAAACCGCGAAGAGTACCGGAGATTCCTTGATTCCTGCCCTTCAGATCAAATCAGAAACATATGGAAGTTGGCGATCAATACAGGAATGAGGCATGGTGAAATTTGCGCTCTCTCCTGGGAGGATATCGACACTAAAGAATGGACTATTAGCGTGAGAAGGAATCTTGCTATCAAAGACCACTTCACACCACCAAAAACAGAAAGCGGAATAAGGACTGTGAATTTAACGCTTCCGGCAATAGAAGCGCTCAAAAATCAGATGCCGTTAACAAGAATGGGCAAGCAACATGAGATAACGGTACACCTGCGAGAATTTGGCAGAACTCGCACCGATCCATGTACTTTCGTTTTCTGTCCAAAGCTGACAGCGAGGAATGGTCATGGTGGGGAATGGTATGCGCCAGGTTCATTTGGCGCGACATGGAACGGAGCTTTAAGAAAGGCTGGCATAGCTCATCGTAAAGCTTATGAGTCACGGCATACCTATGCTTGCTGGGCATTAAGTGCCGGAGCTAACCCTAACTTCATAGCTGCGCAGATGGGCCATACATCAGCCCAGATGGTTTATAGCGTTTACGGAAAATGGATGTCAGACAACAACAGTAACCAGATGGCAATTTTGAATGCAGAATTCATCGACTCTGCCCCACCGATGCCCCATGCGCATAATCAATAATAAAAATAACCTTTTAAACCACTAGGTTACTGCGCCCAATCTGGTTTATTCAGGATAGGCGTAAGTGTTTAAAAAGGTGAGTGATAATCCCAAGTTTCTGGG